AGCATCTTTAGCGGTGGTAATCCATACAGCTATTGCCGCATTTATTTTTTGCTTAAATGCCACCGCCTCAAAAAATTCGTCCAGGTCGTGAATTTTATCCAGTGTCCTGACCAGCGGCGTCATTTCCCGCACTTCACTTGGCCGGCTATGATCAGCCAAGAAATAAACTCGTTTCGCTTCGATACGTTCCGGTTCCAATTGCACGAAAGTTTCAAAGCTATTTTTTCGTAAGTAATACGACAGCGGCTTGCCGGCATCGCTCACCTCGATACCGCCGACTATAGCATTTCCCTGCGGTGATCGTAATGCAGCAGGTCCTTCCAGCTCGTCCACCTCTGCCAGCTGAATTTGATATGGAATCCGCATATCGTTATTGATAACTTTTATAGCCAAAATCCCGCCATCAACCAACCGCCGGCGCACTATCATTCTGAGGATTTCATTCAGTGAAAATTTACCTGATACGTCACAGTTACCCGGTCGGCTAAATTCGGACCAAAGTTCTTCAAGGAGATTATTCCAGTCCTGATCTTCTGTCCTGACCTGTAGGTTGAATCCCTTGCCAACGACATTGCGTTCAAAGGCATTCAAGATACTGTTGACGATCTCTGAATTCCGTTCCAGATGACGTGCTTTTCTCCTGGCCAGATCCCGGTTCGGCGAATTTAAAGCCTCAGCACTTCCATCTGTCGGATACCACCCGGCAGAATTCCGCCACGTTGGAACATTCTCATAAGCATCAGCGCCACGTAAGGCTATTCTATGCGCCTTCCGCTGGAAGGCCCATCGCGGAGAAAAGAACCCGATAAAGTTATCTATGCGCTCTGCAAAAGTAGGATTTCTCTGATTATTCGTCAACCTTCTATCTCCTTCCGTAGTATGTCAGCGGCGTTCCAAAATACTCGCTGCGACCGCTTGCATTAAATTCGGCTATCTGCTGCTCAAGCGCAGCACGCTCAGCTCTTAATTCACTTAAACTAGCCTGCTGTACCTTACCGTTTCTGGTTTGAATAACTTGCCCGCCCTTCATAACGTTGGATATAGCAGCATCCACATCGGCCAGCCTTTGGTTCAAAGTTTCGATGTCCATATAATCCCCCTAAATTGTAAAACCCGGTTCTGGAATAGCTAATTCCTCATCTTCGGCAGCTGTATCAGCCGGTTCTTCGATAATGCGTTCCTGCAGCGCCCTCATATTGACTAGGTCAGCGACAGCGAAAGCATACACGCAGCAATCCCACCAGTGGTTCTGCTTGGCGCTGGTTTTTAGCTCCCATTTTTCCCGCCCTTTATCGTCTACTATTCGGTGCTCTGATGTTATGTGCTCTGCAAATTCCCTGCTGCAATCGGCATTTAACATCCATGAGCTGCGCCCTATCGGAGTACCGATCCGTGTGGCGATATCGTTTTTATACTGGTCGGTATTGACCAACCATAACTGCAGCGGCATTTTCCCTGGAGATCTCGGTTCGATATTAGTTGCTCGAAGATACGCGGCCATCTGGGTACTACTACCTTTAACCGGAAACGCTACTCCTTGATGTTGCCAACAATAATCGTAAACTTCTTCAGTACGATAGCCTGCATCGATACCATAGATGCATACCCGGTATTGACTTCGGCCGTCTTCGCCTGGATAAAGCGTTGACATAACCGTATTGATGTCTTCCCACGTAGTTACCTTGCCGTAGCCTAAAACCTGACTTGTTACGCCTGGTCCCCATGCGTGGATTTCCCAATAAAAATGACCTTTCTGCACGTCCACGGCGCCGGTCAATAACTGCGCCCAGCTGGGAACGATGAACATTGGGCATTCGGTCTTATGCTGCAGCACGATATCCACATCCATAACAGCAGACTTGCTTTCCCACGGTTCGCCCAGCCAAGAATTAACAAAGTTCTTAAGCTGCAGCGGATCATCTTTTGAGCGAATGAATTCAGCTGCCATCTGCCCAAAAGTTACCCAGGGCGAATACAACGAGTTCAATCCATAGGCAATACTGCGCGGCTTTCCTTCTACCTCGTTAAGTGGTACCCATTTCCCCTGCACCAACATATCAGGCTTGTATTTATCAGTAATATGCTCATGACATTGAACGCACTCATAATGTGTATGTTCTTCTACATAGGTCGCTTCCTGCTTAGAATCAAACTTTACATGCTCCCATTTCAGCGGCTGCATCTCGCCGCAGAACGGACACGGCACCTGATATTCATACCGCACGTCCGCTGCTTCATACAGCTGATAGATCTGTCCCGTTTTTAACGTTGGCGTTGACCAGAAAAACAATTTTCTCCGGCCCGGCCAGTTCTTGGCACGTTCTTCCGCCAGCTTCAAAGGGCTGGCTTCTTTACCGGCGATCTTAACGTATTTATCGATTTCGTCCATAATAACCGTAGGCGATGACCACGAAGCCAAATCCATTGGCGACCTGGCACTGCCAAATTTACAAAAGCCGCCGGCAAATCGCAGCATCGTATCTTTACTGTCGCCGCGCTGATATTTGCCGTCGAAACACCGGTTACTTTCAAGAACCTTCTGCAACCGATCAGCCGAAAACTCTTTCA